CGTCAGATGGCAATCGTAGGATCGGCCAGCTTGTATATCGACCAACAGCTTGATTAGGAGAAGACACTGTGTCTATAAACGCAACAGATTTTAGTATAGCCACAAACGGGGACTTGCGCAGTGTAGCAGGAACGTCCGTTTATTCGGTGCTCGATCTACATGCGTGGTTGCAAGACCTCGCCGATAATCCGAATGTAACCGCTGACGATAACGTCTCTATCTTAGGTGCTGTGCCTTCGGAGCTTGCTGGTAAGCGTAACACGCTCAGGCCGTCGGCGCTGACGCTCTTGAATGGCATTAACATTGACTCCTTAACTAGCCAGCGCTTTAACTTTGGTTCCGTTGAGCAAGGAAGTGGGGCTGAGCTATATACCGGCATCAATACCATCGGCTCTGGTTTGACGGGCCGCAGTCACTACGTTGTGCAGAATGGCGCCAAGTATAATTCTGGCACCAAGTGGTGGCCTGCAGGGCCAATTAGGGCGTTGTTTAAGGTTAAAACCGCAGGCGCTCTAATCAACTCGGGCATTGTTACCGTACTGTCCCGAGAGTGGGGTTATGCATTCAGTCACTTCGACGTGGACTGTTCGGCTGGTTCCGAACAGGTTGCGGCATTATCTGTGTCGGCTGACGGCAATATTTCCAGGGCCGTCGGAAATTACACCGGTGGCGCAAATACCGTCACCTCTACAACACCATCTGGTGTTGTTACGCTAACCTTCGGCACAGTTACTAAGACTCTTGGAAGCGTTACCAAGCAATATAAAGGCACGATTTCTTGGACTGGAGCACTTCGGCTGACTGAGGTGTATCATGCTTTGCAATGGGCTTGCCATGAAAACAGCACTGCCACGCTGAACGGTGTGGCTGGGTGGCAATACCGGAAACTGGATGCAGCATATAATGATGTCCAAGCGGCTCCCTTTGGTACACTATCTGGCGGCAAGTTCTTTGCTGCGCAAGGTTGGTGGATAGATGTAAACAGCCTAAATAGCGCGGATTTACAGGCTTACCAACTGATAAGCGATGACGGAACAACGGTTGTCCCACCAAACGTTATCGCCGTGTCCGCTGGGAATCTGCTGGCCACTGACTACATCCTCATAGGTAAAGACAATGGCTCAGGCGGGTTCAACATATCCACTGGCATCACAGGCACGGGAAGCGCCTCTAGCACCACGCTAACGCTATCCGGCGCTCCTGCGGGTGATGTTGCTACTGGAAACGGATATATCCGCATCGCAAATAATCCTCATACCTATACCGGAATCTCAGGCACAACTGTATCTGGATTGTCACCCGCGATCCCAACCGGCGGATACTCTGCTGCGGCGGTTTGGTTCCCGTATATTGACAAGCAGACATCGCAAACTTCGGAGTCAAGCGGGACATTTAACTATGTGGCCGATTTTACTGCGCGCGTCCGTGTCCGTAACGGCGGGGCATCGCCTATTGTGCCTTTTGAAACCACGTTCCCGGTAACTGTTACTGGCGGCTCGGTTAACGCTATCCGCAACGCTGACGTTTAAGGGATAGAGGATGTCTCTCACGGTAGACTTTGCGAGCCGGATAGTACATTCGGACGCCTCAATTACGGATATGGTGGCGTTTCACCTCGCGCTGCGCGATATCGAGGACGGGGCGGATGCCATAATCTACCCACCAATACATACGTATAAAGAAGTCAGCCTGGGTGGCGGGGCGGTGTTCCCCGCAGTTGCTTTTATCAATGGATGGACGCTTCAATTTCCGGCAGGTAATTGGGTTATACGCGGCGGAAACTTGGACTGTACAATCAACCCAGTACCAGGTGCATATATTGAACGCACACAATCTGCTGCATACGCAGTTACCAGTATTGGCGCTGGTGGAGCAACGCCTGCGGATATTGCCACAGCGGTGTGGGCGTACACACAATGAGCGCGTGGACTAATCTTCTGGCAGCATCCAGCTTGGCTACTGGCACGGCTTGGGATTTACTCACTCACCCGAGACTTGGCGGCGGCAGTGCTCTAGTGCACGACGCCGTAGGAATAGTCAATGACTCGTCTGTCTCCGCGTCGGTAAATACTGATCCGATAGTCGCCGTAGCCAACGATACCTCGATATCCGCCATTTATTCCAGTGACGGCGCTATCGCTGCTTATGCGCCTGATGCACAATCTACCGCCATTTCGTGCGTATTTATTTAGGGGCACTCATGTCAATTATCCAACGCCGCCGGGGAAACACCCACAAAGACTTGCTGACAATCATCAGTTCGTCCACAAACTTGCCGATCGACATTACCGGATGCAGCTTCGTGATGACCGTCACCACCGATAAAGCGCCTGACTCGCTCGGCACCAATTTATTGTATTCGCTGACGGGTACAATCGTTGCACCCGCCACAAACGGCCAAGTCACATTCGCCCCAACGCAGACTCAGGCAACACAAGCTGATGGCACGTACTACTACGAAGTGATAATGACGGACGCACAAGGGCTTACCGAAACAGTGGCATTGGACAAGTACGTATATTACTAATCGCGCATTCCGGCACTGATGAACCATCCAAGAAACAAGGCAACTGGAATAGACACCAGAAACCAGAAAAGTAGCGCGAGCAGGAAGTCCATTTCATTCTCCTTGTGTGATTTCATTAGGACACTCATGCGCCTCATGTCATGGACGGTATACCCATTCGCCGGTGTCCAATGCATCGTTTAGGCCACGGTCGATTCTGTCGTGCTCCTCGTAATCATCCTTCAGAAGATCGCACAGCAGGATACATGTCTCATCCTCGCCATGCTGTACGGTCGCCGACTCGCCGGAAACATCAATCACTTCGCCGAGACTCAACTTGCGTCCGATCAACCAGTTCCATTGCTCATTCATTTCAATTTCTCCTTAAGGGCACTACTGTCCCGGAAACGTCCGTCGCGTCATAATCCGGTTGTATTCGTCCACCTCGGCGCGTCCTACGAACAAAGGTCGCATGTACTACTGTATTTTGGGTACATGGTTATTTCCTCAATTCTTAATGCTTCAATGCCGACACCGTGATTTTGTTAAACCATCGCCGGATAACGTAGCTCCTAACCAGCGAAACAACAGTGAACCACGCGCCGATAGCAATATTGTCCGATAGTGGTATGTTAATTCCGTACATCGGGAAGATTACCAATTGAGAAACCAGCGCCACGGTGTATCCGATTAAGATATTTGTCGCCGACTCAATAAGGCTATGTGTTTTCGTTTGGCTCATGCGAACAGGTCTCCGGTATCTTTCATCGCCGCCTGCACATTCAGCACCATCTGCTTGTAGTAACTGTCCTTTAATTCAATTGCGATGGCCTTTCTTTTCATGCGTAGAGCAGTTACAGGCTCGGAACCAATCCCTCCGAATGGTGAAAAAACCACATCGCCAGGATTCGTCCATAGTTTTATGCCGCGCTCGATGACTTGGAGTTGCAACGGACATATATGACGCTCATCTTCATTGTCCCTTGCGCTGCGATACTGGAGCGTTTCGCTGGGGTTAATATCCATCCATACCGGGCTGGCTAGTTGCTGCCATTCCTGAACCGGCAATACGTTTAAACTCTGAGTGGCGCAATCCTTCCCTTCTTCCTCGCAGACTTCGGACAGTTCTGCTTCGTCTCTGTAGTGTCGCACCCTATCGACGATTTCGCCCGGGGCTCGCATCGTAACCAGATAATCAGGGATGCCCTGACGGCTCATGGTTGCGTTGCCCCTAATAGTCTTATGCAGTAAACCTAGCGCTTTGGTGCGCTGCATCGCCGTCACCGGATCTTTCCAGATGCAGACCTCGCTGGCGTAAATAAAGCCGTGACGCTGAAATGCGCGAATCAGATCACCGCGAAAGTCTTTCAGGCCGATGTAGCCATCGCGCTCCTTGCTGGTGGGCATAAGCATGCAGTGGAAGCTGACGTTATGACCTGGCTTCATTACCCGGCGTAGTTCCTGAATGATGAAGTCGAAATGCGCGAAGAATTCTTCATCTGATCTTGAATTTCCGAGATCGCGGGTAGAATTTGAATAGGTGTAAAGCGATGCGAACGGGGGCGAGAATATTGAATAATCTACGCTTGAATCCGGCAAGCCTTTCATTACCTCACACGAATCGCCGTGATACAGCGCATAGTCTTCTGTTACTGTTTGATTGATGACATTCATGATGCAATCCTCAGAAAATTAGGAACCGCAATTTGCGCGGATGTGTTGTAAGTGTTTGTCTCGCGTTTGAATCCCAGAATATTCTCTTTGATGGCTTCGAGCGTTTCCGATGAAAGCGCGTCGGCCATGGCGCGAGCGTCCTTCTCCTTGCGCTCCAAGTTTTTTACCACAGACCCCTCCTGCTCGGATGCGAAGATATGGACATTTACAGCATTCTTCTGTCCAAAACGCCATGATCTTCTGACCGCTTGATAATATGCCTCATAGGAATCCGTCACCCCGACGAATGCCATATTGCAACAGTGCTGCCAGTTCAATCCGAAACCGGCGATGCTTGGCTTGGTGATTAGCACGCGAATCTTGCCATGCGCGAAATCAATCAGACGCTTTTCTTTCGCGTCAGAATCATCTGACCCTCGGATTTCCACAGCATCAGGAATGGCCGCGCGTAATGCGTCTCCCTCCGCATTCAAATCACACCAGACTATCCACGGTGCCCTATTCGCGTTTACGATCTCGGCGCAAGCCTTAACTCGCTGAGATAGGCTTTTACGTCTGGCTTCTCTGCGCTCCATCAGCGTTTGCGCCTCAGTTGCGAACAGATGACCATCCAGAAGTTTGCTATCGCTGCTTACAGTGTGCTGGTGGACATTGAGAGGAGGAAGATTATAAGCAGTTGCATCAAAACCAAGATCAGATGGAGATCGTACAAGCGCACCCCACGATGCAACCCATCGCCAGAATTCTTTACGAGCATGTCCTTTCAGTCTCCACTCCGATGTGTCTCCTCCATCATGGACAAAGAACTCCGCAAGCATTTCTGTTGCAGATCGCACCCCAAGAAATTCCGCATGCGTTCCAAGTTCAGTCCAATCATTCGGCGCAGGCGTGGCTGTGCATGGCAGCTTGTATGGCGTGTTTCTGAACATTTCCAGCATGGTTGCAAAAGTCTTGCCGGTTTGATGCTTGATTATGCTGGACTCATCAGGAATGACGATGCCGAACCTGTCAGGGTCGATCAAATGCAATCTGTCATAGTTGATGATGTTAATGCCATCCCGCACATCACTATCATCACGGCAATGGTTAATGGAGACGCCCATTGCTTCGCCTTCTTCGACTGTCTGGGAAGCAACAGCCAATGGAGCCAGAATAAGCGCATTGCGCCCAATCGTTTTATGCAACGTATCGGCAAAACTGATCTCCATGCGCGTCTTGCCTAGTCCGGTATCTGCAAAGATTGCCGCACGACCACGGCGAAGCGCCCATTTGACCATCGCACGTTGATGAGGGAACAAGCCGTCATGTATAGGTTCAACATCAATGCCAGATTGGATGTGCATTGACGTCTTGCCTTTCAGAAACTCGACATAGTTACTCACTTTATCTCCAGCCTGTCTTTCTTATCGATATGCGCACCAGGCACCACCAATCCATCATTTATCGCCTTCTTGATGAGCATTTTTTCCGGTTCGTAACTGGCCGGTATTTCTCTCTTGAAATCCATCGGGATCGCCGATTCGTCGTCAATCACAACAGACTCATCGCGCCCGATATACAGCCTCGCAACAAACGATCCATCGTTTGCCTTTATCTCGCTGATTCCGCACCTCGCCATGTTCTGTTTCAGGTATTCCTTTAGCCTGTCGCGCTTGTTCTCCATTGCTTTGCGCCTGGCGGAAATGCGCTTTTCTGCCGATATAATCGCCTCGATTTCGGCATCCAGGTTGAGGCAGAAAGCGGTAACTGCTTTACCCTTCTCTACCAGTTCTCCTTCGAGTCCTTCCAGCGTATCGTCAATGGTTTCGTTGTCGATATCAGAATCGGCCAGCGCGTAGAATGCCTGCGTGTATTTGTCTGCTATGTCGTACAGAGTGATACTCATGATGCAATATCCTTTTTCAAGCCTGTGTTGCGATCGCTTCGTCTTGCATGGCAGCGGCGGATTTCAGATCATCTTTTATGTCCGCCATTTCGTGCCGTTGCGCTGGAGTCAGCGCTTCCCATGCGTCACGTAGCGAGACAGAACCACGCCGAGATGCTGCGTTGAGTTTTTTTGCAAGCGCGGCTCGCTCGTTTTCAGGATTAGCCTTATTTGTAGGTGCCTTTGCGCCTACATTCCCGTCATCGTCATCCGTAGCGACATGTAAATCGCCCTTGTGCCACAAATCCAGTGCGGCCCCAAACCGCATTGCGGCGTTCCGAAGCGCGTCCCCAATGCGCTCCTTCATCGCGTCACCGCCTGTCTTCCCTTGGGCGTCTCCGTATCCTAACCGTGTCACCCCGCAGACTGTGAGGCGTATCCACAACCCGCCATCTTTATCAATGACTGGCAACCCATCATTTCCAATTGCCAATGGCTCCCACGTCCAGAACGGGTCTGCATCGAGCAGACGGTCGGTAAGCGCCGCGTGTCCGACGTAGTCCAGGTGCACCACTTTCGGATGGTGCCACCCACCGCAAATTACGCAGCGAATACCCGACTTGAAATTAGCCTTTACTTCGTCCGTCTGTGCCTTAGTTGGCTTCGGTAGACTGCTGATCTGATTCGGAGGGAACGGCGCGCGAAGTAGCGCCAGTCCTTCCTGTTTTGTTTGTTCTTTTGTTTCCATTTTCCCATTCTCCAATCTGATGTCTTCCAGCCTGTTCCCACCATTCCAGTGCGCCATCATCCCGTTCTTCTTGATCGTCCATGATTCCGCCCTCGCTTAGGCAGAATTTGCGCGAGGGCGGGTGTCGATCCAGTTCTGGATTTCATCCGAATACCAGCCAACCGATCTTAACCCGACCTGCACCGGCTTGGGAAAATCTGGATCGTACTGTTTTGAATTGGGGTCGAGCTTGAGATAGATCATTGACCGACTGATGCGAGTAGCCATTACTACATCCCTTCGGCTAATAAGGTGGCGAGCTTGTGTTGCGACTTGGTCTTTTTGTGTTGTCATGATCATTTTCCTTCACAGATTGTTTGTTATTGGTTCACAGAACGTTACCGTCCTATCGTCGCCCACGATTGGGCGTTTGTTCAGACATGCCACCAGCGCCTGCTCGGCAACATCTGCGCGGTGTACTGCGCGAGCCGCAGAGTCAGCGGTAGATGCGTATATGTCTACCAGGTAGATAATCTCCAGCGCCGAACATATCAGTGCTACCACGACGGCGCCGAGCAACCAATCGTTCCAATTCATTTTCATGCTACCCTCCATTTCTTGATTGCCATTTCCAATGCGCGTCCTGCGTTCTCGGCGTCGCGCTCCTTTGCATGCCTGATAAGTGCCGCGCACTTTGTCGAGCACGCGGTTTTTAGGGCATAATGAGGCCAACTCTCGCTGGCTCCACGCTTTATCGTGTTCCCGCAATTCGGGCAGGAACGCAATTTGTTTGTTTCCGGTTTCATTTCCGCTCCTTTCCTTGTTGTAGTTGCCGGTGGCCTTGGCGGAGTAGGATAACCAATCCACCGGCTGCCGGGTTTTAACCCACTTATCCGGCCTTGGGTTTATTCGGTTCCATCGAAAGCCATCCAAAGGATGTGCTTCTTCCATTTAGTCCAGAACTCTGGTGCGTGTGATTCCATTTTTGCAATATCCGCATCACTGAAATTAAGCCATTCCTGCTTGGTGTGAATCTGGCAGCCTATTTTTATATGAGTCTTGAATATGTAAACAGGCCATGTTAGCCCGTCGATGAACATAGGGTTATTTCCAATAATAACTCCGTCGCCATATGTTGCGGTTCCAAGGTCGGCACCGCGCAGGATGGCACCGCTCAGGATGGCGCTGCCCAGGTTGGCACCGCACAGGTAGGCACCGCACAGGTCGGCACCGCTCAGGATGGCACCGCTCAGGATGGCACCGCACAGGTAGGCACCGCTCAGGATGGCACCGCGCAAGATGGCACCGCGCAGGTCGGCACCGCGCAGGTCGGCACCGCGCAGGTCGGCACCGCGCAGGTCGGCATAGCGCAGGTCGGCATAGCGCAGGTCGGCATAGCGCAGGTCGGCCTTAACCTTTACTGCAGCATCAATCGTTATCTTCATGCTGTTTTCTTCCTGCTCATGCGCAAACAGCACTCTTCCGCTGAACCTGTCTTTAATTTCGATCCTCAATTTATTCTCCTCGGGTTATTCCGGCGCCCGTCTCTCCGGGCTGTCACGATATTTCGCTATCGTTGCGGTGCTTTTTTACCCGCATCTGCCCGTCTCGCGGGGTGCTGGGCGGAATCCACACAATCCGATTTACTGCGTTGTTCCCCGTCTCTCCGGCATCGTCACGACTTATGTGGAAAGCCGTTACCCTTGCAACCTTTCGCGCTTTGTCGCCTGTCGGACTGGCTACCCGTGGGCTGTTGCCTAAGAACCGGCAATTTCCGGTAGTGCGCTTTGTTCTGTAGCCGCTTTGTTTGCGGCATGGGATGAACTATAGCCAGGCTAAACTAAAATGTCAATAGCCGAGCTATATGTTTTGTATCGTCAGCCGAAACTATACATAGCCCAGCTATTGACATTTTAGTTTAGCCAAGCTACATTGTTATCATTACTTTTATGGCTAACAATGATGAATCTCGAAACTTATCTCTCCACAGTTGATACGGCGGTTAGCCTTGCATCCAAATTAGGCATTACCCCTGGCTTTGTCAGTCAGTGGCGCACCGGCGTGAGGCCAATACCTATTGAGCGTTGTGTCGCCATTGAACAAGCCACCGAAGGGGCTGTAACACGCCGCGACCTTCGCCCCGATGACTGGTTCCTGATCTGGCCAGAACTGGCAGAACGACCAATCATCGGACGCACAAATGAGGCGACTGGCGGCGCAGCATGACGCGCCGCTAAAACCGCATCCTCATAAACATCCATCTCATCATCCAGGAGATTCTCCCATGAGTCACCTCGCCAGAAATACCGACCCGATCACCAGCCATCTTGCCGCCGCGCGCGTGCATGAGTTCGGCAAAAGCCATATCGACAAGATCGTCGCGGCGCTGATCTTGTGGGGGCCGATGACCGCAGACGAGATTGCGGAACGTTCAAGTCTCGACAAATACCAGGTTTGCCGACGCTTGCCAGAAGCAGAGAAGCAAAACCTTGTCTGCGCGACCGATGCCGTCAGAAAGACGTGCAGCGGTAGAGATGCAAGAGTATGGGAGTCTGCGTAATGAAATCGAGACTTGCAAGGCCGTTCAGAAAAGCCCTGAAACAGGCGCGTCGCGTGGCCGATTCAAACAACAACAAGCGCGAGGTTCACAAACTTTGCGCGATGCTCAAGGATGCGATTCGTGGCTAATCAGTGGCTTCGCCTATGGCACGACATGCCAAACGATCCGAAGTGGAGAACGATAGCGCGTGTTTCGAAACAGCCTATTTCGGCAGTCATAGCTGTATACATCCACATTCTTGTAACGGCATCGAACGCAACCGAACGCGGACGAACGCATGGAATGTGTCACGAAGATATAGCGAGCGCTCTCGACATGGACACCGAACAAATTGACTCAATCATTGCTGCCATGCAAGGACGCGTTTTGGATGGAGATATGGTAAGCGGGTGGTCAAAAAGGCAGGTTGAGCGAGAAGACGGGTCGGCAGAACGCGCAAAAAGGTGGCGCGAAGCACAAAAAGAAGGCAAACGAACGCAACCGAACGCAAGCGAACGCGAACAAACTCCAGATAAAGATAAAGATAAAGATAAAGAAGAGAGAGTAGAGAGAGAGCTAGACGATGCTTCGCCTTCGGCTCAGCCAGCAAGCAAAAAGCCCACAGGAACAAGACTGCCTGAAAACTGGGTTTTACCGAAGGCTTGGGGTGAATGGGCGCTACAGGAGCGAAAAGACTGGAACGCCGAGACTGTTCGATCCGTTGCTGAACAGTTTGCGGATCATTGGCACGCAAAAGCCGGTGCTGACGCGCGAAAGGCGGATTGGCAGGCAACATGGCGTAATTGGGTAAGGCGTGAGATTTCAACCAGAGTTGCATCGTTGCCAACATCCGTGACGCCATTGCACGATCACCGATGTCGATACGAAGATAACGGTGTGAGGTGCGAGAACCAGGGAGTGAGGGGAAAGAATGGGCGCTGGTACTGCCATGATCACAAGCACGTGCTTGAGGAAACGGCATGAGCAACATGCTTGACATTGGCAAACACGTTCCGCCAAGAAGCGTCGAAGCAGAACAGAGCGTGATTGGCGCGCTTCTGCTGGATAACTCATCGGTTGACAAGATTTCCGGGTTACTGCATCCGGGTGATTTCTACAGCGGCGACCACCGCCTGCTTTACGCCTCCATATTTGCCATGCTTGAGCAAGGCAAGCCGGTTGACCTGCTGACACTGACGGAGACTCTCGAATCGGCTGGAAAACTGGAAAGCGCCGGAGGGTTGGCCTACATCGCCGGGATCATCCAGAACACGCCAAGCGCTGCAAATATCCTGCGCTATGCTGAGATCGTGTACGAAAAATCCATCGAGCGTGGTTTGCTTGCTGCCGCTAACAAAATCATCGAAACCGTAGCAGACCACGGAACTACCCAAGGGAAGATTGAGCGCGCACAAGCCGCCGTGATGGAAGTCGGGGAGCGGCGCAAGGCAAACGAGGCCGTCCCGATCAATTCCGTACTGACCGAGGTGATCAACGGGATTGACGAGCGATTCCACTCGGACGGGTCAATCAGCGGTCTTGCTTCTGGCTTTAATGACCTGGACGAAATGACCAGCGGATTCCAGCCCGGTGATCTGATCATCGTCGCAGGGCGACCGAGCATGGGGAAGACCAGCTTTGCCATGAACATCGCTGAGCATGTTGCCATGAAGGACGGAAAGATCGTTGCAGTGTTTTCGCTGGAAATGCCGCGCGCTCAACTGGTGAATCGCCTGTTGTCCTGCATTGGTAAAATCCCATTCCAGCGAATCCGCACGGGAAAGTTGATCAATGATGATTGGACAAGGCTGACAGACACGGTTGGGAAGATTCAGTCGGGAGAGAAAATTATCATTGACGACACCAGCAGTATCGGGGTTATGGAAATGCGTTCGTCTCTGAGACGCATCAAACGTCAATACGGGCTTGACCTGATTATTGTCGATTACCTACAACTCATGAACGGCCTTGGGGAGAACAGGACACAGGAGATCAGCGGAATCACTAGAGGACTAAAGTCTATCGCCAAGGATTTTAACGTGCCTATGTTGGCGCTTTCTCAGTTGAGCCGGGATGTCGAGAAGCGCTCAGACAAGCGCCCGGTAATGTCAGATTTGCGTGAGTCAGGATCAATCGAGCAGGACGCCGACACGATCATGTTCATTTACCGAGAAGAGCAATATGACCCTGATACGCAGGACAAAGGGATTGCCGAGGTGTTGAT